AAAGATGACACGTTCAATCCGCCTACAGAGATGATGGAGGAGGGTAATTTTGAGAAGATAGAGAAGACTATTGACGTTTGGTATGATGGTATCATGGTAATGGGAACCAATATCTTGTTGAAGTGGGAACTTTCTGAGAACATGGTACGTCCTAAATCAGCAAGTCAGTATGCTATACCAAACTATGTAGCCTGTGCGCCAAGGATGTACAAGGGGGTTATAGAGTCATTGCTTAGAAGGATGATACCTTTTGCTGACCTTATACAGATCACGCATTTGAAGCTGCAGCAGGTAATCAACAGGATAGTTCCTGACGGTGTTTTTATAGATGCAGATGGTCTTAATGAGGTTGACTTGGGCACCGGTAATGCGTATAATCCTGAAGACGCTTTAAGGTTGTATTTCCAAACGGGTAGTGTGATAGGAAGAAGTCTTACGAGTGACGGTGATTTTAACAATGCAAGGGTTCCAATTACTCAGCTTACGTCTAACTCGGGCACTGCTAAGACTCAGATGTTACTTGCTAATTATAACCACTACTTAAACATGATTCGGTCTGTAACAGGGCTGAATGAGGCAAGAGATGGTTCTACTCCTGACCCTAACTCATTGGTTGGTGTTCAGAAGTTAGCAGCGTTGAACTCAAATACGGCAACAAGACATATCCTTGAGAGTGGGTTGTTTATATACAAGACCTTAGCAGAGGCTATAACTTATAGAGTATCTGATATTTTAGAGTATGCAGATTTCAAAGAAGAGTTTATAAACCAAATCGGAAAGTACAACGTTGGTATTTTGGAAGAAATATCTGAGTTGTATTTGTATGACTTTGCTATTTTTATAGAAGTTGCGCCTGACGAAGAGCAGAAGGCTCAGCTTGAGGCTAACATCCAAATGGCTTTGTCTAAGGGTGACATCAATCTTGAGGATGCTATTGACATTCGTGAGATAAGAAACTTGAAGATTGCCAATCAGTTGCTCAAGCTCAAGAGGGTTAAGAAGGAAGAGCGAGAGGAGAAGATGGAAATGCAGAAGCAGGCGATGATTTCTCAGCAGCAATTAAAGTCTCAAGAGATGGCAGGTCAAGTTGCTATGCAGAAGCTACAGACTGAGGCTCAGACTAAGATGCAAGTAATACAGATGCAGGGTCAAATAGACACTCAGATATTGCAGCAAGAGGCTCAGTTAAAGATAATGCTAATGGACAAAGAGTTCCAATATAATCTTCAGTTGGCTGATATGAACAATGGAACTACATCTCAGAGAGAACAAATGAAAGAAGACTCTAAGTCTAAAAGGATTAGTCAACAAAATTCAGAGCAATCGAAATTGATTAATCAGCGAAAGAACAACTTGCCACCTTTGAACTTTGAGTCTAACGAGGATAGTTTAGACGGATTCGATATGGCTGAGTTTGAGCCTCGTTAAAAATATCATATAAATCATCTATTTTTGTATAATTAAAATCAAATCAAATGGACATTAAAGTTAGATTATTAGACGGAAATGAAGAGAAGGGTGTAGCGCAGATAGAGCAAGAGCTACTTGAAAAGCATGAAAATGAATTAAATCATCAGACGGGTGGTGAAGAGGTTGTAGTAGATGAAGTTGCTACTGCAGAGGATCTAAGAGAAGAAGATGTTCTTTCCTATATTGGTAAAAGATACAATAAGCAAATCAATTCGTTTGACGAGTTGATGGCTGAGAGAAGAGAGACCGAGGATCTTCCTGAAGACGTTGCGTCTTTCTTGAAGTATAAAAAAGAGACCGGGAGAGGTTTTGACGACTTTGTAAAGTTGAAGAAAGACTTTGATACCATGGATTCTGAGGAGCTTGTAAAAGAGTACTTACTTGCCACTCAGGAAGGTCTTGACAAGGAAGATATTGAGAACTTAATGGAGGACTACAATTACGATGAAGACATCGATGATGAGTCTAAAATCAAGAAAATCAAAATCGAAAGAAAAAAGGTTATAAATGAAGCGAAGAAATACTTCAATTCTCAAAAAGAAAAGTACAAACTACCTCTTGAGTCAAGTACGGTAGGACTTTCCAAAGATGAGGAAGAAGAGTTTCAAACGTTTCGTGAGTATACAAAACAGGCAAGAACAATAGAAGAGGAGAACAATCGTAAGCGTCAATGGTTTGACCAAAAGACAAGTGAAGTTTTTGACAAAGGATTCAAAGGTTTTGAGTTTGATGTCAACAATAAAAAAATTACGTTTAATCCCGGAGATGCCGCTGAGTTGAAAAGGAATCAGTCTACACCACAGAACTTTATCAATAAGTTTTTGGATGAGTCGGGTTTAATGAAAGATGCAGCAGGCTATCATAGGTCTTTGTCTATTGCAATGAATCCCGAAAAGTTTGCAAAGTTCTTTTATGAACAAGGACAAGCAGACGCTACTGAAGGCACGATGAAGAACATAAAGAACATCAATATGTCTGAGAGAAGAGCCACAGAGGTAGCGAAGAGTACGGAAGGCATGCAAGTAAAAGCAATCAACCCGGATTCGGGGAAAGGCTTAAAAATTAGGAGTATAAAACGTATTTAAAAACATTTAAAAATTAAAAAAAATGGCAAGTGCATTATTAAGTAGCCCTACCTTTGCGCTGCAACCGGCAGCAGAACAGGTGGCGTTACAAACAAATTACATCACCAACTTCAACTTCTTGAATCAGTATCTCCCTGATACTTATGAGAAAGAATTTGAGCGTTATGGTAATCGTACTGTAGCTTCCTTCCTACGTATGGTTGGAGCAGAACTTCCTTCTAACTCTGACCAAGTAAAGTGGGCAGAACAAGGTCGTTTACACATCAAATACACAAGTGTAACATCAGGAGCTGCTATTAACTCAGCTACTGCAACACTTACCGTTGCTGATACAGGAGTAACATACATCGCTGTTCGTGTAGGACAGACTGTTATGATTCAGAACAATGCTTCAGGTGTTTTCAACAAAGGAATCGTTACTGCAGTTCCTTCTGCAACAACTTTCACAGTAGCTTACTACGAGACTGCAGGTCAGTCTTTCGCTGTATCTACTGCTTGTACAGTATTCATTTACGGTTCTGAGTTTAAAAAAGGTACTAACGGAATGGTTGGTTCTTTGGAAGCAGAAGATAGTTTCTTCTCAAACTCTCCAATCATCATCAAAGACAAGTATGCTGTTAATGGTTCTGACATGGCTCAAATTGGTTGGGTTGAAGTTACTACCGAGAATGGTGCTACAGGGTACTTATGGTACTTGAAGTCTGAGCATGAGACTCGTCTTCGTTTTGAAGATTACTTGGAAACCGCAATGATTGAAGCTGTTCCTGCTGCTGCAAGTTCAGGAGCATTGGCTGCAGGCTTTAAGGGTTCTGAAGGTATTTTCTACGTTGTTAATGACCGTGGTAACGTTTGGGGTGGTGGTACTCCTACATCGTTGAGCGATTGGGATTCTATCGTTTCTCGCTTGGACAAGCAAGGTGCTATCGAAGAGAACGTTGTATTTGTAAACCGTGGTTTGAGCTTTGACATAGATAATATGTTGGCTACATTGAACGGTTACACTTCAGGCGGTGTTGCTCAGTCTGCATCTTTTGGTTTGTTCGACAATGACATCAACATGGCGTTGAACTTGGGCTTCACAGGTTTCCGTAGAGGTTACGATTTCTACAAGTCTGATTGGAAGTACTTGAACGACCCAACCATGCGTGGTGGTCTTAGTACTACTGCTGCTACTGCAACAGGTACTATTACCGGTTTGCTTGTTCCTGCAGGTTCTACCTCTGTGTATGACCAAATCATGGGCAAGAATGCTAAGCGTCCTTTCTTACACGTTCGCTATCGTGCTTCTGAAGCCGAAGACAGACGTTACAAGACTTGGATTACAGGTTCTGCCGGTGGTGCTCAAACAAGTGACTTGGATGCAATGGAGGTTAACTTCCTTTCTGAGCGTTGCGTATGTACGCTTGGTGCAAACAACTTCTTGTTGTTCCGTTATGGATAATTGAAGTAACAATATAGAGAGTGTCTTTAATGGCACTCTCTTTTTATATTTTTAAATCAAATCAAATTTTATAAAATGGCAAACGAAAAAGCAAAAGCTGTTAAAACAGTTACGCCTTCTAACAAAGTTTACAGACTTTTAAATGGCGCTCCGTTATCTTACGTGTTACCATCGAGAAACCATCCTAGGTTCCCCTTGCTTTGGTATGACGAAGTAAATAACATTAACAGACCTCTCAGGTATTCAGTAAATCAACAGTCTCCATTTGAAGACGAGCAAGACGGGAACGCAATTGTAGAGCCTATCATCTTTGACGATGGATTCCTTTCTGTTCCTAAGACCAATCCTGTCCTTCAGTTATTCTTACACTATCATCCTTTTAATGGCACCATCTTTACAGAGGTTGACAAAGAGAAAGATGCTGCTGCAGAACTAGAGGACTTGAATTATGAAGCTGATGCATTGATTGAGGCTCGTCAACTAGGTATTGAGCAAATAGAAACTCTTACGAGAGTAATGTTTGGCAAAGATCCTTCATTGACAACAACATCGGAATTAAGACGAGACATTTTGGTTTTCGCTAAAAGAGAGCCAAAAGAGTTTTTGAACATATTAAACGATCCGGACCTTAAGTTTCAAGCAAAAATCCATTTGTTTTTTGAACAAAAGTTATTAGTTTTGCGTAACGGTGACAAGGAAGTGTGGTTTAACACAGCAACGAATAAAAAGAAGATGCTGTCTGTTCCTTTTGGCGAAGAGCCATATGATACGGTATCGTATTTTCTGAAGAGTGATGAAGGCATTGATGCTCTTAAAATGTTAGAAACAATTTTGACATAGTTTTTTTGGATTTATGGTTAGGAGGGGGCACTTAATTGTGCCCTCTTTTTTTTGTATATTTGTAAAAAAATCGATAAATGATAAATGAAGTAAGAAATTCAGTATTAGCCATACTTAATAAAAATAATTATGGTTATGTGTCTCCGTCTGACTTCAATTTGATGGCGGCTAACGCTCAGATGGAAATTTACGAGTCGTATTTTACCACATACAATAAGACTACAAACGCTGAGAATATGCGCTCTTCAGGCTCTGATTATGCTGATGTAAAGAAACCATTGTCTGAGGTGCTAGAGGGATTTTTAATGAGCGATTTTATTATACCAAAATTTACACCTGCAAGCATTACAACCAATAATTTTTACTACCCATCTATTACTACTGTAGGCAACACTTCGTATATGATTAACAGGGTGATTGCTTATACAAATCAATTGGCTTCAGGTGTAAACGATACGTTGCAGGCATTTTCGCTTATTGATACGACTGCAACATTTATTGCCGATGGGGTGTCTGCAGGAGACATTGTAGTAAATTCAACCACATTCAAGTCGTCTACTGTTATTGCTGTTGTTTCTGAAACAGAATTAAGTCTTAATGATGACATATTTTTAGATGTGGCAACAGACGAAGAATATTATATATACTCGGCATCTAGTTATGCAGAGGCTGAAAAGGTGTCGAATAGCAATATATTGATGCTTTTAAATTCTATTCATACGGCGCCGTCTTTAATATACCCGGCGTACACAAACATAGGAGACCTGATGACTTTATATCCTGCAACAATAAAAGGATATGGTGCTGTAAGAACAGATTACTTTAGGCATCCAAAAGTTCCAAAGTGGACATACCAATCTTTAACCGGTGGTGAGCCTGTGTTTGACCAATCACAATTAGACTACCAAGACTTTGAGCTTCCTCCTGAAGATGCTTTTAAATTGGTTTCAAAAATTCTTCAATATTGTGGTATCATCATACGTGAGGCTGAAGTGGCTCAATTTGGTATGACTCAAGAACAACAAGCGGTAGCTACATTTGGTGTCCAATAATAATAAAAAAAACGAGAAATGGCATATTTATCTCAATATGAATACTACAACAATAATGGCAATCCTCCCGAAGATGTAAATTGGGGTTCGTATCAGTACGTTAGCCTTCAGGATATTGTAAACAATTTCCTCTTGATGTATTCAGGCAACCATTCGTTGGTGAATAACGAGGAGCGATATAAGGTTTTGTTTCATGCTAAGCGTGCAATACAAGAGTTGAACTACGATGCTTTTAAGGAGATAAAGGTATTGGAGCTTACGGTGCCTAGTTCATTGATATACGTCTTGCCGTCTGACTTTGTAAATTGGGTTAGGATCTCATTGTATAAAGATGGGTGGCTTAGACCACTTACAGAAAATATTCAAACGCTATCGTCTAAGGCATATTTGCAAGACAATACAGGAAGGATATTATTTGACCAAGATGGGAAGATACTAGAGCCTCAGTACTCATCTATTGATTACGATAGATTAGCTAAAACAAAAAAGAGCATTTACCTAAACAAGCACAATAAATTTGACGGTCAGTCAGGATGGAATATAGACGGTAATTGGTATTTTGAGTATGGAGTAGGTACTCCATTTGGATTGAATACAGAGACGGCTAATTTTAACCCTACGTTCAATATTGACAAGAAGAGAGGAGTGATAAACTTTGACTCATCAATGTCAGAAGAGCTTTGCATTCTTGAATATATTTCAGATGGCATGGAGGGTGGAGATGCGTCCTTGGTTACGGTGAACAAGTTGTTTGAGCAGTATATTTACGCTGCAATTAAATTTGAGATATTGAACTCTAAGTTTGGGGTTCAGGAATACATTGTCAATCGTGCTAGAAAGGAAAGGAAGGCATTGTTAAATAATGCCAAAATCAGAATCAGCAACATTCATCCCGGAAGACTCTTAATGAACTTAAGAGGAATGGACAAGATACTTAAATAATATGACAAAGATTTCAAGAACGTTTATATCAGGAAGGATGAACAAGTTGGTAGATGAGCGTCTACTTCCTGAAACTGAATATATTGACGGTATGAACATTAGAATGGGTTCTACCGAGAAGTCAGAGATGGGTGTTATAGAGAATACCAAGGGGAATCTTCCTCTTACTTCTTTGAGGTATATAGATGGAACTGAATTAAGTACAAGTGCTAGGTGTATTGGTGCCATTGAGGACAGTGCTAATGAGACTTTGTATTGGTTTGTGCATGACGACAACTTCTCTCTTGGGGCTACAGGTGTACTTGATCTTATTGTTTCTTTCAATATTTTGACGAACATACTAACGTATCACGTTATTAGTATAGATGATGGGAGTGGAGTTAGTAGCACATTGAATTTTAATAGCAAGTACCTGATTACGGGCGTTAATATCATAAACAATTTATTGTTTTTTACAGATGGCTACAATCAGCCTAGGTGTATAAATACAACAAGGAACTATCCAAACCCTGTTTCTTTTATCGATAGTATTTCTGCTGAAGAGCTATTAGTTATAAAGAGACCACCCGTAGAGTCTCCGGTAGTACAGCCGATTGTAACAAGCGGACAGCA